CGGTTGCCGTCGCTTCCTTCTTCGGCGGCCATCAGCAGCCCAAGGGACAGCAGCATCAACGACTTCTCGGCGGCCCTTAGGGCCGTCTCAGCACGAACCGTTTCGCCCTTTGCCTGCGCAAGCGTCATCCTCGCGTTGGTCAGCAGGTCGTGCGCCTGGTTGTCGGTCAGCTTTTCGGACATGAGGAATTGATACATGGCGACCGGAATCGACGCAATCATCTTCAAAGCGTTGACCGATCATCTGTTGACGTTGACGCCGGCACTCCCCATCGCGGCGCCGAACGTGGTGTTCCCGGCGGCGGGGCAATCCATGCCGTCGAAATACCTGGCTGTCTCGTTCCTGCCGAACAAGACGCGGGAGATCACCTTGGGAGACGACCCGCAGCAGAAGCGGGGGCTGTATCAGGTGTCGGTCGTTTTCGCCGTCGGCGTCGGGATCGTTGCCGCGCTCGAGACTGTCGAGACCATCATCTCGCTTTTCAAGAACCGATCGCTGTTTGCTTCTGGCGTGAAGGTCACGATCAGCAGCGAGCCGTGGGCGTCAGGCCCGATCCAGGAAGGAAACCGGGTCCAGATCCCGGTCACCATCCCATTCTACTGTTTTGCCTAGGAAAGGATCCGAACAATGGCAGGCATCAAGACCACCCTTGCGGGGGCGAAAGTCTCCATCAGCACGGCGGCTGTCACACTCCCACTTAATCAGGCCGCCTTCGAGGCTCTGACCTTCACGGAGATCAAGAGCGTTGGCAATCTTGGCGACTATGGCAGCCCTCCAAACCTGATCAACTACAACACGCTCGACACCGAGGTCATGTCCAAGGCCAAGGGCGTCGAGGACGCCGGCGACATGTCGATCGAGGTTGCGCGCATCTTCGATGATCCAGGTCAGATCGCCATTCGAGCGGCCAGCGCGACCAAGTTCAACTATGCAATCAAGGTCGAGTACGCCGACGCGCCTACCCCATCCTGGTCGAACACGATCATGTATGCGGCCGGTCCGGTCACTGGTCCTCAATTGCTCGGCGGCAGCACGGACGATTTCATCCGCGAATCCTTCACCGTGGGCTTCACCGATCAGCGCCCGATATTCGTTGCCCCTGTCGAAACCCCGTAAGGTGAACAATGGACCTGCTTTCCCTCAACCCGAACACAGTCACCGTTGACTTGACGCACCCGGCGACCGGTGCGCCGCTTGGTGTGTCGGTCGAGCTCCGCAGCCTCGAAAGCGACGAGGTCAAGGCCGTCGAGCGCCAGCTGAAGAACAAGGCGCTCAAAGGCGGCCGCAATACTGTCACCGCCGAGAAGATCGATGACAACACCATCGCACTCCTGGCGGCGGCAATCGTATCGTGGACATTCTCGGGTGATGCCAACTTGGGCGGCGACAAGAAGCCGGCTTGCAATGACGCCAACAAGCGGAAGCTGCTCGCAGTCCCGGCGCTCGCCAAGCAGATCGACGTCGCACTCGGAGACGAAGCGGCTTTTTTCGCAGCCTCGGAGACCGCCTAATCCAGGCTGTCTCCATCGCCGTCGAGTTCAACACCCCCGGGTATGAGCTTGATCGCGGCCGGAATGGAAAGGACATCGTCTCCAAGCGCGAAATGTACGAGCGCTTCGGGCGGGAAAACCTAACCCAAGAGCCGGAGATACCGGACGAAGGCGAACACCTTTGGGCGTGGTTCTGGCACCTGTCCGGCCGACGTCAACAGGGCATGAGCAGCCCGCAGCCGCTCACCTATGAAGAGATAGCCTACTGGTCCCGCCTGACCGGTGAAATCCTCCTGCGGGAAGAGATCACCATCATCACCGACATGGACGATGCATACCTCGAAGCTCTTGCGAAAGAGCGAGAGGCGCAGCGCGTAGCGAATGAGAAGCCGAAGGGGTAGCACCAATGGACGTGGCGCAGCTTGGCATCGAAGTAACCAGCAAGGGCGCTCCAAAGGCCACCTCCGATCTCCAGAAGCTGACGAACGCCGCCAAAATGGCAGATTCAGCTTCTGACGGCCTGTCCGCATCCACCAAGAACGCGGGTGCTGCCGCATCTGCCGCGGCCGGTGGCTTCAAACAGGCAGCGTCTGCCACAAAGGCATATGCTGCTGCCGCCAACAGCAACGTCAAGCGCATGGGCGGCTCCATGTCCGGCCTCGCAGCTCAGTTCCAGGACATCGGCGTCACTGCCGCGATGGGCATGAACCCGATGCTGATCGCCCTCCAGCAGGGCACGCAGATCGCCGGACAGATGGAGATGGCGATGCAGGGCGGGGCAAAAGCGTCTTCAGTCTTCTCCGCGGCTTTCGCCTCACTGCTCTCTCCTGTGACGCTCGTCTCTATTGCGCTTACGGCCGTGGCCGCAGCCGGTCTGCAGTTGGTTGATTGGGCGGGGCTGGCCGCATCGGCGCTGACCGGTTTGGCCGACGTGCTGCAGACGATCGCACCTTACGCCGTCGGAGCGGCCGCCGCTCTGGCGCTGCTCTCTGCCCCTGCAATCATCGGCGGCATTATAAGCGTGATTGCGCTTCTGGCTCGCCTGTCGGTCGCTGCAGTATCAGCCGGCGCCGCCATGCTCGCGGCCAACCCGGCCGGCGCGCTCGTCCTCGGCATCACGGCGGCCGTTGCCGCGGCGAACATCTTCCGGGATGAGCTGGCGCAGATCTTCGGCCGTGACATCGTGGCCGACGCCAAGAACGGAGTGAACTTCATCATTGGCGCCTTTGTCGGCGGGTTCAACGCGATCAAGGCGACGTGGTCAGCGCTCCCGGGCGCGATCGGCGACTTCGTCTATTCTGCTGCCAATGCTGTCGTCGTTGGAACCGAGGCGATGGTCAACATGGTTGTTGCCAAGATCGACGAGCTGATTGCCAAGCTCAACGCTTCCATGAAGTCGCTGCCATTTGGCCTCGGAGACAGCATCAGCATTCCGACGATCGGGAAATTCGACTTCGGCAGGGTTGAGAACCCGTACAAGGGGCAGGCGGCGGCGGTTGCGAACGAAGCAAGCGCCGCGATGTCGTCTGCCATGGAAACCGACTATGTCGGCGGATTCGGCGAGGCTATTTCCCGCGGCGCCTCGGCTGCATCGGCAAAGCTCAAGGAGCTGGCCAAGGACCTGACGACGGTAGATGACAAGTCGAAAAAGAAGAAGGGCGGCGGAGGCAAGACCGAGGCCGAGAAGTACTCCGACATCGTCGACGGCGCGAACCGCCGCATTGCTTCATTAAAGGCGGAACAGGCCGCCCTCGGCATGACGGAGCAGGCGGCGCTTGCCCTAAAATACCAAACCGATCTGCTCAACCAAGCGCAGCAGAAGGGCATCAACCTAACTGCTTCCCAGAAGGCAGAACTTGCGGGCCTTGCCCAGCAGATGGCGTCGACTGAGATCGCCACGAGAAACACGAAAGAGGCGATGGACTTCGCCAAGGATGCCACCAAAGGCTTCCTGTCGGATCTTCGCTCCGGTCTCGCGAACGGTGAGGGGTTCTGGAAGTCCTTCGGCAAGGCTGCACTCAATGTCCTGGACAAGATCATTGGCAAGATCGAGGACCAGCTTGTGGAAGCACTGTTCTCGGTCGGCAGCATCGGCGCGGGCAAGGGTGACGGCGGCGGCGGCTTCCTAGGTGCGATCTTCGGCGGCATCGGCAAGCTGTTCGGCTTCGCCTCGGGCGGGTACACCGGGAGCAAGGCTGCCTCATCTGTGGCCGGCGTGGTTCATGGCGGGGAATACGTCTTCTCCAAGAGGGCAACAGACAGGATCGGCGTCGGGCACCTGGAGTCCATGCACCGGGCGGCCAAGGGGTATGCATCCGGCGGGTATGTCGCACCAGCTCCTGCCAATCAGAACGGCAGCCGTAGCGCGACGGCGGTCATGGTCGACGTCCGCACCTATGTCGATGAAGACGGCAACTGGCAGTCGGAAGTCGAGCGGATCAGCCAAAAGGAAGTCAGAAAGGCTACTCCAGGGATCGTGAACGCGTCGAAGCAGCAGTCCGTGCCGGCTATGGCTGAATATCAATCGAACAAGGCAAATGCGGATTGGAGGTCATAGTTTATGGCTGAAATCCTCGTCTGGCCTCATAAGCTGCTGAAGCCGTCCGCCAACCCTGCCGATGTCGTGCCGTTCACTCGTTCCGGCGGTCGCACGCTGGGCGGCACGAAGCCGGCCTATCGCACTGACCTCGGGCACTGGCGTGTTGACCTTCAGGACGTCGCATTGGTCACAACCGCACAGAAGCGGACCTGGGATGCGATCTCGACCTATCTCAGCGGAGCATCCGGACGCATCGCCGTGCCAATCTGGGCGATCGACACCGCGCCATATGCCAGCGGACAGCCGGAAAGCACGATAGAGGTCACGCATTCCGACGGCAGCACGTTCAGCGACGGGACGCGATACGCGCAAAGCCCGATCGCCATCGTCTCATCTGGCGTAACGGCGATCGGCGCCACGGTCATGTCCATGCGGATCATCAACGGTGCGCAAGATCTCTCCGGGCTCCGGTTTTCCTACAACCACGTCGCCTACAAGACGGGGCAGGTGCTTTCGATCGTCGATGACATCTGGACGGTGCGCATCACGCCGTCCATCGCGCAATTAATCCCCGCCGGCGCCGATCTCGAATTCCACCGGCCGACCTGTGTCTGCAACCTGGCGTCGGACAACGCCATGCGCCGCGGCATGAATGCCGATGGCGTCGAATTCATCAGCGTCTCGTTTCTTGAAGACACCCGCTATCTGAGCGATCTCGCTGCGGGGATCGTCGCATGAGCTATAATCTCCGCATCCTCTGCGACGCGATCCTGCCGGACAGGACCATCAGGGTATGGGATGGATCCGGCCGGGTCTTTCTCGATGGTGAAGGCAATCTCTACCGCGCCGCGCAATTCTCCGAGGACGCTCTTCAGCAGATCGAGGCGGCCATCAACGGGGAAGCGTACACGCTCTCGCTTTCCCTGATCGCGTTGCCGCAGATGGCCGGCGATGAGGTCTGGGAATACGATGAGGCGACGCCGATCTCAGGATCAAAGTTCGTCGTCAAACTCCAGACCGTCGATGAGTACGAGCAGCCGGAAGGAGAGCCGGAGGTCGTTTTCACGGGGCTGATCGACAACCTCGCTGTTACCGACCAAGGGGTCGAAGACGAGGAAGAAGGCGACCGGTGGGAATCGATTATCACAATCGAGGTGACGAACCGCTTCACGTTGCGCACGCTCGCCAACGGCGCCGTGCTTTCTGATGTGGATCAGCGCGAACGGTCGAAGGTACTAAACCCGTCCGCACCGGATGACGAGTTCTGCACCCGCGTGCCGACGCTGCTGTCGAAAACAGTACGCTGGCCGAATTGGTGATGCGCGAAGCTCTGGCGCGGTTCATCGCTGCGAATTCCGCCCTGCCATGGACACCAGGCGATGCCGTCGATTGCTGCCTATCCCTCGCGGAATGGGCGATCTGGCTTGGCTATCCGGATCCGGCCGCGCATCTCCGCGGCGTCTATGAACCTGGACAAGGGCAACTCGACATTCTCGCCAAGCACGGCGGCGCTCTGCCTTTGGTGGCGTCCTGTGCGGCGGCCATCGGTGGAAAGCCCGTCGCCGCCCCTGAAATCGGAAACATCGGTGTCGTCGGAAGTGCGCGCAACCCGCTGCGCCAGTTCGGCGTGATCCATGACGGCCACTCTTGGCTGACGAGAACTCCGACCGGTTGGACGACCGTCTCCGCCAAAGCTCTCGGGATTTGGAAGATCTGACGTATGGGCATCATCGAAACATTCGTGCTGTCGGTCATTGCAACGATCGGCACGACGAGCGTGCTCGTCTCGAACATACTTTATCTTGGCCTCTATGCAGGCATCGGTCTCGGTGCCTCATATCTTGCTGGCCAGGTCTCGCGGTTGTTCGTGCAAAAGCCTTCCGTGCCGAAACCGGAAGACGGATCGTTCAACCTCAAGCAGAATGTCCCGTCTCTCCCGATCATCTATGGCACAGTGAAGAAGGGCAGCGATTACGTCTTCCTCGAGGAGAAGAGCGGGACCGCCTATCATATCCTCGTCTGGTGCGGCCGGCGCATCAACAATTTCACGCAGCACTATCTGCATGACGAAAAGGTTACGGTGAACGGCAGCGGCGTCGTGACGAGCCCGTCGCATTTTGGCTCGAACGTCACCATTCTGTCCCGGCGCGGCCTCAATGCTGAGACTGCCTATGCGCCGGTTGTGTCTGCCTTTCCAACCATCTGGTCGAACAATCACCGCGGCGACGGCCTCGCGTCGGTGATGATGTCGTGCAGGACGGTATCGCAGAACGATTATCTTGATGTCTATCCGAGCCAGATGCCTGAGCATTCGGCGGCCGGAGAAGGTGCGCTTCTCTACGACCCCCGCAAGGATTCGACGCAGGCAGGTGGGTCCGGATCGCACCGCTATGACAACCCGAACACCTGGGAATTTTCCCGCAATCTTGCGCTGATCCGCCTCGATCACCTGACCAAGCCCTATGGCGGTAAGCTCTCCTATGCCGACATGTACATGCCGGACTGGATGAATGCGGCAGATGTGTGCGACGAGCTCGTGACGAACCGCAGCAGCGCGACGGAGCCGCGCTACCACGGCGGGATCTGGTTTCGGGCGAACAATGATGCAACGGAGGTCGGTCGGAACATAGATGAGGCGGCGGAACTCGTCGTCTATGAGAGGCCGGACGGGTTGATCGGTGTTCATGCCGGCGAGTATGTCGCGCCGACTGTCCGCCTGACGCAATCGGACATCTTCGCGATCTCGGTCGACAAGAACCGCCGCAAGGCAGCCACGGTGCTTGCCGTGCGCGGGCGCTACGTCAACCGGTCGAATGACTACGTGACCGAGGACGCCGCGCTCTACGGTGACCCCTATGGCATTGTGGATGACGACAGCGAGAGGACGCGGACTTTCGATAACATCTGCATCCAGTCGCACAATCATTGCCAGCGGAAACAAAAACTCACCTATACCCGGGCCAACGCAAGACGCGTGCAGATCACCGCGGATTATCGGGCGGCGAAGGGTGTTGCCTATTCGCGGTTCGTCAGGGTGCACTGGCCGTCGCGAGGCCTTGCGGAAGCGATTATCGAGATCACCTCCGGCGTCACACGAGATCTTCGCAACATGCGGATCGCGTTCGCCGGCATCCTGGTCTCGTCCTCGCTCTACGATTTCAACGCGGCGACGGAAGAAGGTGAGCCTGGGGCCGTCATCGAGCCCGCGCCGGATTCCGGCGTCCCGATCCCGGTAAACTTCTCGGTCTCGATCGAAACGGAAGTCGTTTCCGGCGGCAGCACGGCGGCTTACGGTCTTGCGACGTGGGACTTTGTCGACGACAGCCTCATCTACGAACTGGAATGGGAGCCGACGGACGGATCCGAGCCGGCGCGTTCGGCTTTCTCGACGGCCGGCCAGACCGAAGTCCGCTCCTCCTATCTCGCGGACGGGAAGGAATACAAATTCCGTCTCAGGGCGTGGGGCGGCGGGTCGAAGAGTGCGTTTACGGCCTATCAGACGCTCACTGCGACGGCCGATCCGGTGGCGCCTGGGCCCGTTACAGGAGCTTCGCTGACTGGCGGGGCGGGTGAGGCTGAGTTCGACTGGATGGCGCCGAATAGCGCCAACTACTTCGCCTCGAGGCTTTACCTCAACACTGTGAATGACTTCGCCACGGCAACGCTAGTCGCCACCGAATACGGCGCCGCGGCTGCCAACGACGCCCGCACTGTGACCGGCCTTTCCGCCGGCACCTATTATGGCTTCATCGAAGCGATCAACTCTTCCGGCGTGGCCGCGACAGAAGTCGCGACCGGATCAGCCATCGTCACCTGACCAACTCCCAATCCAACCGTTCTCCACACCCTGCCGTCTCGGCCGGGCAATCCCGCTTGAGGTAAACATGGCCTTTTTCCCGAATGCGAACACCGTTTATCGCGACTATGAGGCAGACGGAATCCCGTCTTCAGGCGAGCACGACCCGAAGAAGTCGGACATCCGCACGCTCCTCACGACGTACGAGACGATAATCGATGCATTCACCTCGAACGGCGGCCTGATCTATTCCAGCAAGGCGGCGCTCGAAGCCGATCTGGCGCACGCGGCCAACACAATGGCGTGGGTGGTCGGCGATGCGACGACCGCCAATAACGGCATCTATCAGAAAAGCGGGGCCTCTGGCTCCGGTTCGTGGACGCGCGTCGCGGATCTGCCTTATCCCTTCATTCCCGCCTCCGACGTCGGTGCCGGCACGCCGAACGCCATCCTGGCGACGACAAACATTCCGGTGAGCGAGTCTGCGCTGATCTGGGTGGACTTGTTCGAGGCGAACACGGCTTCACCTGTGACAATCTCGTTCAACGGCGGGGCGGCGCTGACGATCAAGACCAATACGAACAATGACCCTGTCGCCGGCGGCCTCTCGGGGGTCCTGCTTGGTCGCATCAGGGGCACGACGTTCCGGCTTATCAGCGACCAGGCGAGCGCGGCGATTGTTGCGGCCGCTGAGGCTGCTGCCGCCGCGGCAGAGGCTGCTGCAAACAGCAACTATACCTTCGACACCGTCGCCCAGGCTGCAGCCGCGAGTATCCCGGCCGCCATCAACTCGATATTCGTTCGAGGCAGAGATGCGGCCGATGATGGGGTGATCTCCGTCTATGTCGACACTGACAGCGGATCGACGGACACATTCGAGTCATCCGGTGGCGATGCTCGAACCTGGTATCTCGTCGAGGAAGCGCCGAAGGTCAGATATGCAGTTGGCCTTCCGTGGGTTTCGGTGATGGAGAACCTGCGGATGCTGGGTATGGCTCCTCAGTGGGTCGACAACGGAAATGAGATCGGCAATGACGCTGATGCGGCGATCCCGATTCGCGAGATGTTTGCACAAGGGATCGGCGACGGCTTCACCAAGTTTCGTCTGCCTTCCGGAAAGACCTACAACATCGCCAGCCCAGACCCGCTCGGCACCGGTGCCCAGGAAGACAGCATCGGCGTATTTCTCGGATCCGTGGCAGGAGATATCACGCTCGACATGCGTGGGGCGGTGGTGAAGGGATTCGATACGATCCGAACGAACCCATCCAATCCGGGGGCGATGTTCTGGTTTACGTCGGCGGACACGACGGAGGGGGAAAGCGAAGAGCAGCGCTTTCATGTCGTTGGGGGCAGAATCGACGCCTCTTCTCTCACCGCGGCAACGCCAGGTGTGACGACGATCGGCGGCATGTCATTTGTCGGTCGGTTCAACGTCTTCCTTGATCACGTCATTGCGGACGCCGGCTCCACCACGCCAAGCGGGGATGCCATCGGAGTTGGCGGTGGTGATCAAGCGTTCTTCTTTTCAAATACCGCCTACGTGCATGCCCTCAACTGCATCGTGCTCGGATGGCCCGATCTGGCTTACTATTTCTCGAATAGCGGCTTGAGGGGCGCTCTGATCGAAGGGGGCCTGATCCGCGGTTGCCAGAACGGTATTGGCGCGAAACGCTTCTCCAGCCTGATCCGTGCGCTCGGCGTTCACTTCAAACTCTGCGACATCGGCATCTACAACCCAGTCGCAGACGACCTCACCAACAACATGGGCGGTAGGCTTTATGTCGACAGCTGCCTATTCGAGAAGATCCAATCGCGGCCCATCGACATCAATGCGTTGGCGAACGGGTCTGTCGTCCAGAATAACCGCGTCTACGATTGGGGGCGCCGGATTTCCGACGGTGCTGAAAACTCGCTTTCTGAGCGACTCGCCGCGTGCCGTATTCGCTCGGCGAACTGCCAGATCCAGGGCAATCACTTCGAGTTGCGCGACTGGTCGTTGACGAGCACGAGCGGGAAGGAGCAGGTGGGTCTGATCTTCGGCTTCAATGGGAGCGTTTCGGCCGGGGCCGATGACTGCTTCCACAGCGATAACTACTATAAGGGCCTTTACCAGAAGGTTCGATACGACGCGAGCACTGCGCGCAACCGCGGCGAAAACGAGCGGGGTGTCTCGATCAGCGTCAGCGATACGGATGGCGCCGACAATATTTTCCCGCATCGAATGCTCGATGACACGATGGTCACATTCGTGCCGTCTTCCAATCGGTCTGTCATCCAGATCGAGGCGCAAACGACGTCGGCAGGTTCACCCAACATCATGGTTCACTGCAATACGACAGGGTCGCCCGCCATCGCGAATTATCCCTCGGGGATGGCAACACCGGCAAACATCTCGCTTGCAACCGCCATCACGACGGTAGCGGGGGCAACGGACGGGAACTTTACCATTTCAACTGTCAGCGACGGTACGGTGCGCCTGATCAATCGTACGGGGGGCACGCTGCTGCTACGCGTTTCGGAGCTGAGCAGGTAAGGGAGAAGTCGAGTTGACACTCGCAGTGGTGGTTCCTAGAACTTTCTTCGTGGAAGTTCCAGCTTTTGAGGTCCAAACAATGACTGAATCGGAATTTTCGACGAGGGCCTACGGCTCCTCGGATCACAAGCGATTCTGGTGGTGGCGAATGAAAGAAGCCGACCACGACCCGTTGATCTACCATTTGGTTGACCGAAATGAGCGGGAACTCTTGGCCGAGTGGTATCGCGACACGGAGGAGAAGCGCTTTATCGGAGAATGTGCACCACCGCTCGTTTCATTTCTAATCGGGTTCATCGCGGGGAACGCAATTAAGCGAGTTGTCCAATTAGGACACTACGCCGGCTATTCCACTCTGCATATGGGGATCATCCTAAAAAAGATCACGGGCGGCCGATTGGTCACCATCGATATAGTCGAACGCATGACTCAATATACGCAATCATGGGTGGATCGTTTTGGCCTCAGCGATCATGTGAAGGTGATCACGTCCGATTCAGCTTCTTCGGATGCCGCTGACGCTGCTGGGAGCTTCCTCGGTGGCGCGCCTGAAGTTGTTCTTATCGATTCATCGCACAAGTTCGAACACACTTTGAGGGAGCTTGACCTTTGGATGGGTCGCCTGAAACAGAACGGCTTCATTTTCCTGCACGATGCCTCGAACGCCGCTCGTAGCTATGATCCAGAGAAGGGGGCTGTAGCTGGCGCTCTGCAAGAATGGTGCGTTGATAACGGGTATAGGTATTTCGTCTTCAATGGCGGAGATGCGACGCCCGCGAAATCGCATGCCGAACTTGTGTATCGAGACGGCCGCGGCCTTGGCGTCATCCAAAAATGCAAGTAACAAAGCCCAGCTTGACGCAATGACCGCCTCGAAGATTTGAGAAACGATGAACAAAATTGATATCACTGGCCTCACGGAAGCGTGGCGCAAACTCTCTCGCCCGAATTTGCTCTCGCTGGAACAACTCACAAAGAAAGGCGTGAGCGTTCCGACGATTCTGCCGGCCAGCACGGAATATTTCGGTCAGTGCGCGGAGGATGCGATTATAGAGGCGTTCATCCGGTCAGCGCTCGGAACAGATTACGATTATTCCCGCATGCGTTATGTCGACGTTGGGGCGAACCATCCAATTAGCACTTCGAATAGCTGGCTCTTCTACGGCCGTGGAGCCCGCGGTGTTCTCGTTGAGGCGAACGCTGCTCTCATTCCAGATCTCGTCGCGGTTCGAGAGCGGGATCGGGTCGTTTGCGCAGCTGCCAGGACCTCGTCCGAGACTATGGTCGACTTTTATCTGGCTTCCAAGCACGAAGTCTCGTCGACGATGCGTCCCTTTCTAGATTCGATGGTTGAGCATAAGGGCGGTTCGGAAAAAGGGTGGTCACTCGTCGAAAAAACCGAGGTTCCGACCGTCGACGTCAATCAGCTCATCGAAGAATCGGTGCTGGATGGCGATTTCGTCCTGCTGAGTATCGACACAGAGGGCGCAGATCTCGACGTTCTTCGCAAAATAGATATCGACAAATATCGTCCTCAGTTCATCGTGATCGAGCCGAGCGATGAGATTGTTGGGGCGGCGGCAGGTTCGGAAGCAATTGACAAGTATCTAACTGCACACGGATATGCGTGTGTTGCGAGGACCCGGGTCAATCTTATTTATAGCCGGCCAAGCCAAGCTATATCATTGAGACCCATCCTTGAGAAAAGCGGATATTCTTTAGATCGGGATGCTCACAAGTCATCACCAAAGGTGGATTTCGACACCGATACACCGCGGTTCCGTCGCACCGCAGCTGCCATCGAAAATGAGAAAACCAAAGTCGTTTCTTTCGATGTTTTTGATACCGTCGTTGTGCGCCCGGTACTGGAGCCCAAGGATCTATTCGCTCTGCTCAACCGGCAAATGCGCGATGAGACAGGAATCGTTAATCTCGACTTCGCCGCGCAAAGAGCGAAGGCTGAGAGTGAAGTCAGAAGAGGAATCAAAGGGAGGGAGGAGAAGAGAGACCCAACTCTAGACGAGATTTACAACGCTCTCCAGGCGAGGCTGGCCCTTTCTGCTGAAGTCACTGCAAGGATGCAGCGGATTGAAATTGAGGCCGAGATTAATCTCATCTATCGCAACGAGGCCGCATATCATCTCTTCGAAAGGGCGAAGGCCGCAGGAAAAAGGGTCATCTTCTGCTCTGATACCTACTTCAGCCACGAAACGATTGCCGAGATGCTGCAACAGACCGGCTACGAAGGCTACGAGCGCATCTTCGTCTCGTCCGAAGTTGGGGTAACCAAGAAAGACGGAGATATTTTCGAGCTTGTCTGCCGCGAACTGCAGGTTTCGCCCGTCGATATCCTGCACTTTGGCGACAATCGCAGATCTGATGTCGACCGGGCCAAGGAGCGGGGCGTCAGGCCATTGTTGCTCAAGAGCCCCCGAGACAAATTTATGGCCGGTGAAAGTCAGCATCGGGCATTGTGGTCGAATTTTAATCGGTTGGATCTGCCGGTTCGGTGCTTCCTGGCGTTATTTGCGAACAAATTTTATGCGGACAGCATCGAAAACGATGATCCTCCCAGCCTGTTTGCTGGTAGCGGACGACGGTTTGGTTACTACGCACTCGGTCCACTGGTTTATGGTCTCGTCACGTGGATGCGGCGGGAGGCGATGCATCGCGGCATAGACCAGATTTTCTTCCTGTCGAGAGATGGATTTCTACCACTCAAAGCTTGGAATGAGCTTGGTCTGTCGGAGAAAGGGGGGCCTCGGGCATCCTACCTTCACATCTCGCGACGGGCCGCTCTGCCACTCGGTCTCGTGCACGGTGACCCTGTTCCCACGGTGTTTAGCACCCCTGCATCGTCAGCATTCACTGTTTCGGACTTCTTCCGCTCGCGATTTGATGGACCGTTGGCGGAATCCCTAATCACGCGATATCAAGAGAGTGGGCTTGATCCATCCGCCCTGGCAATATCTGTTGAAGCCGAGATGTCCCATTTTCTGTCATCCAATCGGGATGTTGTGCGCCGGATGGCGAAGGATCAGGCGGATGCGGCGCTCGCCTATTATCGCTCGCAAACCGGCCATTCTCGGACGCCGGCGATTTTCGACGTCGGGAGAAAGGGGACGTTCCAGAATCTCCTCAGCAGAGTTCTCGATAAGGATTTTCTGGGCTTCTACGTTTTGACTGAGGGCGCTATTGCAGACAACGCGCACTCCTATGCATACGAGTCTTTCTTCCCGCAGGTTGCTCGTCATTTGTTCCCGGACGAGCCTGATACTGTGATCTATGAATCACTGTTCTCGGAAACGGGTCCGTCGGTCATCGGTTGGGATACGAATCTCAACGCTGTTGTCGACGAAAATACGCGCGCTGACGAGTTAACCGCTCAAGCGATTGCGGAAATACAGGACGGCGCGATTGAATTCATCAGGGATGTTAAAGCTTTCTTTGGCGACGCCTTCCTGTCGTTTAAGTTCAATCCGCGGGTTTTGAACCGGCTCCTTATGTCATTCTGGCAGAGCCGTGCCGATTCTGACATCCTGAGCAAAATTACACATGAGGACAGCCTCTTCCATAGCGAACGAAAGAGTGTTTCTGCTTACTACGCAAACCGTAGCGAAAAGTCCGACGAAGCAGTGGCTTCTTTCGGCAACTTTGGTTTGAAGCACCTGGTCTTTTTTTGCCCAGCTATGACGCGCATTAAAGGCGGGGTAGAACGCGTAGTCTCGCTGTTGACTTTCTACCTGTCGCGGCGTGGATATCGCATCACAATTCTCACGTCTGGCGACGTTTCACAGAAGAGTCCAAAGGCGATATATCCTGTCGCGACGGGCACCGAAATTGTGCACACGAATGTTCGAAACGAAGGCCTAGTTCGTCGGCAACTCACAGATTTGAATCCAGACGGCCTAATAGTTTTGGCTTCTGGTGATTTGGTTTCTGTCTTCGCCAAGCTGGCAAAAGACTTGCATATCCCGATCATGTTGGGAGAGAGAGCAGAGCCGTCGGCCTCGAGGGAAACTTATTGGCGCCCTGAGAAACAGCACCGCTACGTGAAAGTCTATAACAAGGCTGACGTTGTTTCAGTGCAATTCCCATCGTTCCGCAGGTTCTTCCCCGGCCTTATGAGACGTAAGGTAGTTGTGCTCCCAAATCCGATTTCGCCGCTGAGGGTAGGCGAGTTCACGGCGAGAAAGAAGATTATCTCCAATGTTGCCAGGATCTACCTTGATCAGAAGGGGCAAGATCTTCTCGTCGACGCATTTGCAAAAATTGCCGACAAGTACCCTGACTGGGTCGTGCATCTATACGGTGCAGAGCGCAAGGAAGATGCCGAAACACTCAGAGCGCTCATCGCTCATCACCGCTTGAGAGATCGGGTACTGATAAAGGGCGCAACTTCTGACGTTCAGTCGGTGTTCAACAATTCCTCAATATTTGCGTTCCCATCGAAGTTCGAGGGTTTCCCAAACGCACTTGCGGAGGCCCTGTCGGCGGGAGTTCCCGCGGTCGGGCTGAAGCGCTGTGCCGGGACAAATGAGCTGATCATCGACAACGTGAACGGCATTCTTGTTGAGGGCAAGAAAGGAGACGAGGGCGAGATCAACGCTTTCGCAGAGGCATTGGAACGGCTAATTGCTTCCGATGATCTTCGGCGCGAAATGGGGGCCCGCGCGACCGAGTCTATGTCGAGGTACGAGCCAAATATTGCCCTTGCGCAATGGGAAAACGGTATAGAGCGAATGCTCAGGAGAGGTGGTAGGAGGAAGGTCGTCGCGCCGATTTTGCGGCAAATCGCTGGTCAGTTCGACAGATCGCCAAAAAAAGCAAAAGCAAAAGCAAAGCGATAAGACGGCCCAATGCGATATCTTATTACCGGCACCGCAGGTTTCATCGGCTTTCATGTCGCCAAGCGGCTGATCGACAACGGGCACTTCGTGGTGGGCTTCGACGGCATGACGCCCTATTACGACGTGACGCTGAAAGAGCGCCGGCATGCCATTCTCGAGCGCTCCAACGGCTTCAAGGCGGTGACGGCCATGCTCGAAGACCGGGCCGCCCTCGACCGGGCGGCGGAGCTCGCCGAGCCGGAGGTCATCATCCACCTGGCCGCGCAAGCGGGCGTTCGCTACAGCCTGGAAAATCCAAGGGCCTATGTGGATTCAAATCTCGTCGGCTCCTGGAACATCCTGGAACTCGCAAAGGCGATCGGTCCGAAACACCTGATGCTCGCCTCGACCTCTTCGATCTACGGCGCCAACGACAAAATTCCCTTTGCCGAGACGGACCGGGCCGACGAGCCGATGACGCTCTACGCGGCGACGAAGAAGTCGATGGAGCTGATGGCCCACAGCTACGCGCATCTCTACAAAATCCCGACCACGGCCTTCCGCTTCTTCACCGTCTATGGTCCCTGGGGGCGGCCGGACATGGCGCTCTTCAAATTCGTCGATGCCATTCATAACAACCGGCCGATCGACATCTACGGCGAAGGCCGCATGAGCCGCGATTTCACCTATATCGACGATCTCGTCGAGGGCATTGTCAGGCTTTCGCATGTCGCGCCTTCGGAAGACAACCGCGTCGCAGCGGATACGGCTGACGACACACTGTCGCGCCACGCACCATTCCGCGTCGTCAATCTCGGCGGCGGCCAGCCGGTCGATCTGATGACCTTCGTCGAAACGGTCGAGAAGGCCGTCGGCCGTCCGGCAATCCGCAACATGCTGCCGATGCAGCAGGGCGACGTGCCGCGCACCTATGCCTCGCCGGAGCTGCTCGAGGCGCTGACGGGCTTCAAGCCCACCGTTTCGATCGAGGAGGGTGTTGGCAGATTCGTGAATTGGTATGAGCGATACCGTCAGGAAGACGAAGGCAGAAGCGACTGATCAGTAGTCAGCGTTCCCGTTTACGTCGGTATCTATATCCGAGTTTATAGAGCTCGGCAGCAGCTTTGTGCGGATCTACGCGGTGTGTTCGAACGCGATACCTCAGTCGGTCGTAGCTGACATCCATCAATTCCGCGAAACGCATCAAGGAGATTTCAACTCCCTCGTGGAGAACCATAATCGGCGAGCGCTTGATTTTCCCGGCGCGCACCTTTCGCAGTGCTGCAGCAATTGGCAAGCCTCGCAACGCAACATAGTTGTAGAGCCGATCATAATCGACCTCCAACCTCCTTGCGTAGTCGATTAACGGCAGCCTTTTGCCGTCATGTTCGACGAAATGTTTCGTTTTCTTTGCAATTCTCGCCTCAACGTAGATGCAATTATCGCGGCTGAACGGCTCGGCCGCATCTAGCCGCTCGACGACGTGCATCGGTGGGCATTCCCCCATATCCCTTAAGAAGGCGCCGAAGTCGTTTTTCCATTCCGCGGCTACTACAGCGCGATGCGATTTGATTATCTTCAGGTAGGCGCGTCGCGTCGGCGTCATTTTTCCGCCTACCGTATGTCCGTGTGTAATTTTTCTGGAGCTGGATGCTTCGCGCCGTAAGCAGCCGCAACTTGATGTCTTCCCGCGACGAACATTCCATCCGTCGCGAATGACCACCGCGCCACAATCGCACCGAAACCGCCAGTTGCGTGGGCGATCTGGAGCTGATGGGGAAATGGCGACTAATCTTCCGAAGCGTTGACCGGTTGAGAGCACTGTTTTGATCGGAGTGTAAGGGCACTCCGTTCTGCTTACCGAGCCTTGATCGGCAGTGCAACCACGCAAGCACGAACCCCTCCAACTCCATCAGCCGCGAATCAGGGCGCATGCTGACGCGGTCCGTGGTTCCATAGACATACTAATTCCCCATCCAACAATCAGGAGAGACCAATGGGCGTCATCACCGCTCAGCAGGTTCGCGCTGCCGCGAAGGGCAAAGTGAACGAGAGCAATCTCGCGTCGGTACTCGTGGCGCTGGATAAGTACGCCGACCGATTCGGCATGGACCGGCCGCACCGGCTCGCCCAGTATTTCGCCCAGCTCATGCACGAGAGCGGCGACTTCCGCTACGACCGGGAGATCTGGGGACCAACGCCGGCGCAGCAGCGCTACGACACCCGTACCGATCTCGGCAATACACCGGAGAGGGACGGCGACGGCTACCTCTACCGTGGCCGAACCGGTATGCAGCTCACGGGCAAGGACAACTATCGCCAGTTCCGCGACTGGTGCCGCGCCTCCGGCCTCGACTGCCCAGACTTCGTCAAGGATCCGGGCGCGGTCAACACCGACCCATGGGAAGGGCTGGTGCCATTGTTCTACTGGGATACCCGCGGGCTTAACGGCTGGGCCGATGAGGGCGACGCAGAGACCATCACGAAGAAGGTCAACGGAGGCAAGAACGGCTTGGCCGATCGGTTTGACCGTCTGGCCCGGATCTCACTCGTTCTCCTCGGCTATCGCGCTGACAATGTTCGTCAGTTCCAGGCTGATCAGCGCCTGCAGGTGGACGGCGACGTCGGGCCGAAAACGCGCGCGGCGATGCACAAGTCGCTTGTGGCGCTCACCCCGGGCGAAGCGGCACGGCCGGAGGTTAGGGCCGCGCCAGTGACCGAAGAAAAGGCGGTGCCGGTTGCCGTCATCCCGCCCGGGCTTGATGCGCCGTGGTGGAAGTCGAAAGAAGTCATCACCCCGTCTGTCATCGGCGGCGGGGCTTCGCTGCTCACGGCGATCGGCGGCATCCCTTGGCAGAACCTTCTCCTGATCCTGCTCGCGTTCGGAGGCGTCGCCGGCTTCCTCTATTGGCGCAAGAACGCCGATCGAAAGGCTGTGGCAAAGCAGGTTGAGGGGATGGCGTGATGTTCTTCACCCCTCGCCTCCTTGCAGCCGCGGCCGCTCTTGCGATCGTCGTTGGCGGGCTCATCTGGATCTACCGGCAGGGCGGCGACGACGTCAGAACCTCCATAGAAAGGCAGAACAATGAAGCTGGTCGCACTGCGGATGATGTCCGTTCTCGCTTTGACCTTTGCCCTCCAGGGATGTGGGACTTCGGCGCCGGCAAGTGTAGACGGGCTCCGCCGCGTGGTGGGGACTGACCTCATCGGCACGCGCGGCGCAACGCCGGCGGATCAACGGAAGATCGACCGGACCGTCGTCGGCATCTGCGCCGCGGCGGTCTGGACGCAGGCGGAATGCGAAAGGCATGGGGAAGGGCGAGAATGATCGACGCGAGTGTTCACCAGCAGCTCGGAACGCTGATTGCCGAAGTGAAGAACCTTCGGGAAGATTTCCGGAGGTCGGAAGACAAGTCGGACGCTAGCCGCGCCTCCATGCACCGGCGCATGGACGAGCTGGTGGAGCGCGTCGGGACGCTTGAGGGATCTACGGCGGCCATGCAGGGAGACATTACCGAGATGAGGCCGATCACCGACGATGTGCAGAAGTGGAAGATGATGGGTATGGGTGCGCTCGCGGTGATAGGGATCGGCGCAGCAGCGCTTGGAGTGACTTTTGCAGACGTTGTCAAGCGCACATTGGCACTATTGCTGCGGGCGGGCTGATGCCGCCGCGACTTGCCCAATTTACATTGCAGCGAATTCAAAGGTCACATATAGACCCACGGTCAAGCATTTTGTCTATTGGAGGTCTGCGTGCGGCTCGATAATCCTGCAATTTTCGGAGAGGTTGCTGTTGGTCCTGGGGACGAGCTTTTCCTTCTTTCAAAGAGGCACGAGACACTGAATTACGTCTCTGGTCGGAAGCGCGCCACGCAGCGTGAGATTGATGATTTCCACGAGACGCTGATCAGGAGGCGAAAGCATGCGACGGGAATCGGCGCTAGGTACTTCCATCTTGTAGCACCAGACAAGCATGCTGTTTATGATGCTAGCTTTCCGATCCCCATCGATTATCGCCTGGGGGCCCACTACGCGAGTTGCATCCCGTCAGACCTGCTAGAGTATCCCGTGTCTCGGCTTCAGTCGCTTTTGCCAGAGCGGGTCTACAGGAAGACGGATTCTCATTGGTCGTTGCTTGGCTCGATCGCCATTGCTGCGTTCATCGCTGCACGCATGGGTATTTCGGAACCAATCGTTGCCGATGGTCTTCGCGAAATGCGAGAGGCAATGCGCACGGAGAAAAAAGAGTTTAGCGGTGATCTTGGTAGCAAGTTGGAGCCAAATCACAGGGAGCCGCTTCAAACGCTCGTAGCGGATTGGGAGGTCGAGGAAGCTGCCAACGTTGTGCCAGGAAACGAGGGTGTTTTCAGGATATTCAAGAGCAGTCATTCGCAAGCAAAAGGCCGTATGGTCATATTTGGGGATTCCTTTAGCTTCCAAGCGCTTCTGCCGCTGTCGAGGTATTTCCATCAAATATTGTGTTGCAGGACGAGAAACTATCACCATGAGATAGTCTCCATGGCGCGGCCAGACTTCGTGCTAACGCAGAATGTGGAGCGGTATCTATCTTCTCCAGGGAACGACAAGACCGCTTCTACGTTCTTTCTCATTCCGCAGCTCATTGGCCGTGAAATAAGCTACAGCGTTCCGGCCGCCAAGGCGCTTGCTGAGTTCCTCAGCTTCGGGAATATCGGGCTCGGCATGGAACGCGGATAGCCAAGAACTCTGCCTCTTGTTCTCTCTTTGTTCTTATATTATCCGACTGTCATGGTCGAGACGATCGGAGAAGCATTTAGCCTAGGTTGGCAGGTACGGGCGCGTTGTGCGTTCGGCAAGCGCGAAGGCATGAAGTCGGTTCGGCAGTGCGTCTGGAGCTACGATCTCGATATGCTGACGCTATTGGCGACGCGGGGCAGGGACTTTCCGCTTGCAATGCTCGCCAGCCGGCTCCGATGCCCGCGCTGCGGTTCACGATCGATGAGCGTGATGTTCATGCCGCCGTCGGAAGGCGATAGGCGGCGAGGGGCCGCGTGATCAGCAGGATGGCTGCCGCTTTGCACGCTCCGCTCGCGCCAGGCACGGCAGCTGAAAACGGCCGCGCCAAATGCCTGCGCCACGGGCTCTCGCCTCGTCCTGGGCATCTGCATATGCGCCATTGCTGTACCGCTCCCAATCCACCGCATTGCCGCTCTTGACCAGCCAGCGGTTGACCTCGTTCCCGTCGGCGCGGAAGCATTTTCCAACGAACCGCCCGTATCGATCGCGATCGACGAATTCACAGGTGATCGGGCGGGACGCTGCCAGATAGCGGTCGAGAGCGGCAGCCGCCTCTTTCCCGCACCGATATGCGCGTCCGTTCTCATCTTCGCATTGCTGCCAGCTCTCCGGCGCATCGATCCCGTTGAATCGGATCCTTTCGCCTCTGATCTCGATCGTGTCCCCATCGATAACCGATGCACGCCCGATAAGGCGCTCGGCGGCGCTGGCGCTCTGGGAGATTGAAAGAAGTGCGATCGAGGCGGCAGAAAGGAAGTGGCGAAACATCATCGACCGGATAGGCCACACGGCCACGCACTCGGTCAAGTAGACTAGCCCATTTGTGCAGCTTTTGCCGGTATGCATTCGCCGTTACCATCAAGACGCGAGATTGGTGGGGGAGCGCATGCGCAGCCGGCATGGCTATCGAGGTCAACAGCGAGGCTCGGTGATATTCAGGGCGCCCGGCCTAGTGGTGCTTGCGATCGCGATGGGCGCGGCCGGCGGCTCGACTATCTTTGACTTGGTGAAGGACGGATTTGGCATCACAGGCGCCGGGTTGTCCTGCAACATCAAGGGCAACATCAGCATCGACACGGGTGAGCGGATTTTCCATGTGCCAGGCCAGGAATTTTACTCTCGGACGTTGATCAGACCGCAATATGGGGAGCGCTGGTTCTGTTCGGAAGCCGAGGCTCGTGCCGCGGGATGGCGAAAATCTCGTCGGTGACTTTTGGCGGTCCTGCGCGTTTATTGCGCGATGGCAAAGGCATCCTCGAAGAACAAGCCACCCGAGCCGCCCGACACCATGCCGGCGCGTGTCGACCCTTGCCTCGCAACGCTCGTTGACAAGCCGCCGGATGGGCCCGACTGGGCCTTTGAGGTGAAATGGGACGGCTACCGACTTGCAGTTCATATCGAGCCGCAACGGGTGCGGCTGATCACGCGCGGCGGATACGATTGGACCGATCGATTTCCGGCGATTGCTGCCGAGGCGCCGCGACTGAAGGTGAAAACGGCTATTCTCGACGGTGAGGCCGTCGTGCTCGATGAGCAGGGGCGATCGGACTTCGGCATGCTGCAGCGCGCCCTCAGTCGCCGGCCGGCCGCGCATGAGCCCGACGAAATCATCCTCTTCGCCTTCGATCTTCTCTATCTCGACGGTTGCGATCTGCGCCGGCTGCCGCAGCGCGAACGACGGCGCCTCCTCGAGCCGATCCTTGCTGGCCGCCAGGGCGCGATTCGTCTGTCCGAAGAGGTGGAGGCCGACGGCGACGAGCTGCTGCGCACTGCCTGCTCGCATGGACTCGAGGGAATCATCGCCAAGCATCGCGAGCGCCCGTATCGCTCTGGGCGCCGGCCGGACTGGCTGAAGATAACCTGCACCCGCCGCGACAGCTTTGTCATCGTTGGGTTTGAACCCTCGACCGTGCCTGGCGCGATCGGCCGTCTATTGCTGGCCGCGCGGAAGGGCGGTGATCTCGTCTATGTCGGCGGCTGCGGGACGGGCTGGACCCATCAGGAATCGGTAAAGCTGCGCGAGCTCCTCGAGGAAATCGGGACGGACGCGCCGGCAGTGAACCTCAAACGGAAAGGCGCGATCTGCACGCAGCCGCTGTTAGTGGCGGAGGTGGAATATCGCGCATGGACGCAGGACGGGAAGCTGCGGCATCCGTCGTTCAAGGGGGTACGGGAGCGGGCGGATGATGCGACCGTGTATGATCTGTCACAATAATCCGACTGCTATGTGCGTCTCTGATCCACTGACCATCCATACGGTTCACATGGATTGAACAGGGTAGATGACGAAATGGGGCGGAGGCAGTAGATATCAATCAACAAGCCTTACCGTTTCGGATCTTAAGATGACGCTCCTAAAGCTGGTTTTCAAAAAGCTGTCGCGCTCTTGGCGAGGTAAACGCCGCAACGCGGATACTGTTGAGGCGGAGCTGGCGAGGCTGGAGGAGATAGCGCTCAGCATGAGGTCTGACGGAAGTTGGCTCCAGCAAGAAACGGAGTTGCCGTCGGAATCGGACTTCGCCCTGATAGGTAAATTTATCCAAGTCTACTGCGTGGCCGACTTCAATGCGAGGCGCGTTATCAACGGGCTCCGGGCTATCTGCCTCGGCGAGGAAGAAGACTTTTCATCTCGCCTCAATGACAAAGACGTGCTCACCCACCTGAAAATAAGCGCGGCTGCTTGGACCGGCTCGTCAAATGTATCGGATGGTGTCGTGCGGGCGGCCGAAATCCTCGAGATGCACAGGGAGCTTCGCCACAATTTCGCGCATTGGATCGTTCGAAGATTAAGAAATGCCGATGCCCTTCTAATTCTGACGAAGAATGCTGGCGAAGCGAGGAAACGCAGCGGCACACACCATGCGCGCGACGAGGCGACATGGGGACTCTTCATTCCCGCATCTGTCAAAGTCGAGATGGGCAAAATGCAGCTGCACAGCGACTTTCTCTCAAAGCTGGCCGTCCATTTGGAAGAAGATTGCCAACGTTTGCGGGAGGAGCA